CTTCGTAACTGGTTGTGCTGGCGCGATCAAAGGTTACTGAGCCACCGCCACTTACCACCTCATCAGACAACACGCTTCCATCACAGATGACGTTTAGTGTTTTACCAATGTGGGGGAGACTGGTTGCAGTAGCTGAAGCACCACCAGAAAAAGCACAATCCGTAAACTTTGTAGATTCAAACACTTCAACATAGTACTTGTCCACACTGTTAAATGTGCGCTTGACAACAACATAGATATCTTCAATGTCAACACCAACGTCTTTAAACAGACCGTCAGTAGTAATTCTGCTTGGTGCTACCACCTCTTGCTGGCGCAGGATTGAGTAAGCCGCCATCGTGCCATCGCCATTTAGCAAGTACAAAGTATCAGACTCTTCCGTAGAAGTAGCCTTACGAAGTGCCAATTCTTGTGGGCTGATGATCAAATGGCTAGACAACAAGCTAATGCTTGTGCTGATGTAAGACAGCGTGGTATCGCTGAAAGTAAACTCATTGAGTGCTTTGCCTTGGCGCTGTATATACAAAGTGCCAGACTGCAAGATTTGAACTCGTATGCCTTCTCTAGAACCACTGCGGCTTACAGAGCGGACAAAGAAGTTAGCAGGCGTAATAGGCTCTAGTCCGTTTTGCGGAACATAGAACTCGCCACCAGTGGTAAACACTTGCAAATCACGGCCAGAAATTATGTCCGTAATAATGTTCAAACTGTTGGTATCTAGCGTTGCTTCAATCGCATCATCGTCATAGGCTTGATCTGGGGTAAAGTCAAAGAACAAGTTAACTTTGCTACCCCAAACAGTAGATGGACGTGACTTAGAACCGCCAAAGTACAAGCGCCCTTCATGGAATGTACAAGTACGTGGCCATCCCTTAGTAGAACTCCACACAGCTTCATAGCCAGACTCATATTCCCATCCACCAGAAGCCATTGCACTGGTATCAAAGAACGGAACTTCAGTTACAGCAGACACAACAGTACCGCTGGTGTAACCAACAATGCGCGCACGTCCCTGCACACCACCATTGACATACTGGCCAACACTGCCAGCCGTAAACACACTGCTTCCTGCTGTTAGCGTGATGCTTCCAGATACAGCAGATGGTGTCAAAGTAGACGCTGGGTTGCTAGAAGTTACAGTAAAAGCATATTTAGGAATGCTTGTAAACGAGATGTTGCTGACAGTCCAACTGGCATCAGTTCCGCCACGCACGATCTTGACAGGGTTAATGTCTTTGTGTGTAATGATCAATGTATCAGCAGATTGCGTCCAGCACATCGTAGACAAAATGCTACTGGTAACAGCAGTAACCACCAGATATGGGTTGCCAGTGCCATTGATGTTTGTAATCAGAGTCTTATCTTTAAAGATATACATACGCTGATTGGCAAATATCAGCATGTAACTATCGTCTACATTAAATTCAAATGGCACAGACCTAGTACCGTCAGCAGGACTAGCCGCACTTGGAATCTCAACTATGTATTTCAGGCCACCACGACGACGAACACCGCCTTGTGGTTGTACAAGAACATTGGTTAAAGTCTCAGCACCATTTTGATATTGCTTTAAATCAACACGCGCTCTTAACAGCGGATCAATCTCACCACTGCTAAAGTTTGTCTGAATGCTGACAAGTCTTGTCATCAGTTTCTCACAGCAATCAGGGTAAAGTCTTCAAATGCAACAGTTGTATTGCCTTGTCCATCAATAACCATAGCAGTGCGGAAGTAACCACCGCGGCCGTTCTCGCCCGGTGTCCCAATCGCAGTAATCTGCCACTGCTGTGTCTTTGTAATCTGGTCAGTAATAGGATCAGCCAAGTGCCAAGCCACCATGTACTTGAGCAACTGGATGAAGTACGAAGGCATCTCAGCCTCAGTAGGAAGATATTGGTAATCAATAACCACAGTCTCTTGGTTTGTCAGTAACTTATCGCCTTGGATAACCCACTCAGTGTAAGTACCAGCACCGACAGCAGTAGAGTTATACACACGACGAACAGTACCAAGTCTGTCAGACGGTAATTGATATTCGTATTTATATTGGTTAACAGGCGTATTAATAGTGCGCGCTAACTGGACTTTCTTAAAGGAGAAAGACCAAGGAAAAGATTGCAAGGTAGATTTCTTAATGTCAGGGTAGAGTCGATCACAGACGTTTGCGCCATCCGTACCCTCATTAAAAGATGAGATAGGAGCCGCGCCAAGCAAAAGCAAGGCATCAGAACATACTTTTAGATCTGTATCACCACTAGCCATAGTTAACCCCAAAATGTGAGAAAGGCCAACCTCCAGATAACTAGAAGTTGGCCTGCTTACTTGACTACTGATTAATCAGTATCAGTTGCGCTTACGGTTGTGCCGTCAGCAATGTCAACCACTCCAGCTGAAGACACAGCGTTGACGTAAGTCAACA